TCCATTAGACAAAATTACTGATGTGAGGAATATTTTTGGCTCCCAATAATAACTTTGGCATCCTTCTAATTCACCACCATATTCACCATCATAGTGGTTCCATCCATCTGTAGCTATACTTCCATCTTCTATCTTTGCACTTGTAATCATTAAATAATTAGCATTTCCCGCTACCTTATTGATTATAAATCCTAAATAATCGTTCAAACTTGTACCAAGAATTTTCCCAGAAATACTAGGAATTGCGATAGTTGCTGTTATTTTTGTTGGAGTAGTCGTTACTACTGTACTAGACAAAGTTAATGCAGTATCTACACTAGTGGATGGGCTCCCACCAGTTCCAAAATTCTGTTGTACTTTTCCATTAATAGTACATGTCCCAGTATTTACAAAAGCCCAAAATGATACTGTGCATGTTTTGGAGGATAGTGTTTTAACGCCCTCTATGGGTTGTAAAATGTTGACAGAAGATGCAGCATCTGTGTATACATTTAAAGCGTACTCTGTGTCCCATCCAATAATGGCGCGTTGCGCATCTGTTAAAACATATTTGTCCTGTAAGAGGACTGAGCCACTTACTAAAGAACAATGAAATCTATCTGCTAAAAACCCATTACCGCTTAAGGAACTTCCTGTGTATCTTTGCCATCGTTTAAAATTACCGTTAATGAGATAATTCTTTCTCTGCCCTGTAGATACTTGTTTGCCATCAACGATAGGAGGATTAGAAAATGTTAAAACTCCTGCTTTTGTTTCGTCCCCAGTAGTATGAATATAGTTAGTATCATTTACAACTACCCCATTGCTTACAAGTTCAATTATTTTCGTAGTAACCGTATATCTTAAAATAGTGTTCCATGCAGTATTATCATTACTTCTCATTTTTAAATAATGGTACGTTAAATCTGATGTATCAAGCCATGTCATACCGCCAAGCTTTATAGCGGGCTCGCTTGAACCACTGCTATTTGTGGCAAGTGCTTGTATTTGTGCGTTAAAATCTGCTTGCATTTCAACCCCTTTTTAAAACTATAGCTTTTTTAAAAACCTTGACTTTGCCAATTTATTGATCTTGAAACATTTGCGCCAGAATTTTTAATTACGACCATAAATCCAGCATTACTATCGCTTGTTATTATTTCTTTATCGCCTTCGGAAGCGTTCATAATGGTTATTTGTAAGTTTGGTTTCGTTTGAAATTGTTGAGCGTATGTAACACTTAACCCACTTGATTCCACTACTACACTCGTGCCTTTTTCTATTCGATCAGGAATGTCAACAGTAAAGCTAAATTCGCTTACTATAGGTTGCGTTGATTCGTTAAAACCATAAATGTCTAATTTGCACTTAAAGGCTTTTCCCACATAGTCTGCAATGTAAAAATCTTGCCATGCTGACCACGTTGTACCGTCTTGGCTAATTGCTATTTTGGGGAATACCGCATAATAATCCGCATTGTCCCCGTCAATATTGGGGAAACTATCAATATCTGCTATATTGTCAAACATTGTGGAAATATTTTGTCCGCTTACGGTGTAATTTAACGATACCCTGCACGTGCTAATTGCATTTAAAGTTATAATGTGGCTTGTCGGTATTTCATAAGCTCCATACCCGCTTATGCTATCAAGTATGTCAAAATCTTGGAGCGCATCAAAGTCTGGAATGGCATCAATAACAACATCACCGCCCAATACAAGGTTATTATCTTCAATTTCTGCCCCACCGCTTAATATACCAGTCCACCCCGTAGCTTTTTCGTCCCACGTTGCAACTACATTTTTAACAATAGTAGCCCCATCTATTACCAACATAACTGCATTTTCGCTGTAAACATTAGTCCCTTGCACTGTTGAATAATGTGCTTTTACTAAATAAGTACCGTTAATATCGGCTTGAAAATTAAGCGCGCTTGTGCGCCCTAAAATTTGAGCGTTTCCCCATGTGCTACCTCGTCTTACTTCATAGTCTATAGGAGCTCTAAATTGATCTATCACTGCCGTCCATTGTAAAATGTTAATATTGTCTTTGTAATACGCTACTAGATTTGTAACATCTGGGAGAGGGGAAAGATCGGCAGAGCCTAAAATTTTATAATAAAATGGCTCTACATCGGCGAGCGATTGCTTTGAACTTCCATAAACGTTATATGCCAGTGCTTTATAATGTATCGTTCTGCCTACCATATCAGACGTGTAGCTTTCTTTTGCTATCGCGGCATCAAGTCTTAAAAATCTGTCCCCCGCTACATGTAGAACTTCATCCGTGCCATATAGCCCCCGCTCAATAATTATTAAATCGTATTTATTAGCTCCCGTAAGTGTTACGGTGGAATACTTAACAATTTCGCTCCCTATAAGCGCCAAGGCTTCCGACGTGCTTACCAAAGTACCTGCACACTCGCTTAAATCAACACTTATTATGTTACTGCTTGTGCCTGTTACGTATCCAGTTCTAGCTCTTTGCGCTACGTTGGTTAAATAAGAATATGTATTGCCATCATAACTGACCCATATATCAGCCCCGCCCCAATTTTCACCACCGCTAAGCCCAATCCATATTTCATAAGCGTTAGACAAAAGCAAAGGTGGCTCAAAAATTACTGGGTTATTTGTACTGCCCGCTGTAACCAGATAGTCTACTTTTGTGCTGTCGTTTTTTGGCTTGGGTAGGCTGTCGCACTGGCAACACCGAATGGGAACTCTTCCGCTGTAAATTTAAGAGTAGCATCATCTTGTTCTTCGATGGTCGTAATTCTTACAGGAGTTTTATCTAAACCAAGAGGTGGGTCTGTCAGCGTTACTAAATCCATAGGCTCTAAAAGAGAATATTTCCATGTTAAAGTAAATTCATAAGTGTTTCGCACATAAAGAGTTCTTTGTAAAATAAGCTGTGCCACATGCTTAGCTATGTCTAATTTAGTAATCCCATGCATCGTATTTGTGTCGGAAGTTCTTAACCCGTACATGTCGATATTTGCCAAATCTTTTGACTCTGCAATTTCCGAGTTATAATCGTTGCTTCTGTTTAAAAATTCTATTTTTACGTCGTTATACGCATCGGCATTAGAAGATCGTGTAATCTTAATAGGCTCTTCGGTATCAATAAAATCGCTATCGTCAAGATCATAAATAGGCGTAAGATCAGGGGCGTACGTGTACCCGTTTCCTGTTACTACGCTATCGCCATAAGGAATAATTTTTAAAAGACCTTCTGACCATACTGGGGAAGCGTTACACATTTTTAAAGTATTGCTGAGATGATCTGCTCCGCTTTGTTGCTCGTCAAACATAGGGCTAATAAAAATACCATTTGCCATCGTGTAATTCAAAAATTGTGTCATATCTCCTATTTTGTCAGTCGGGAAACCTAAACCATAATTTTCATTTGTCAAAAAATCTTTTATTATTTCATAGGGGATAGCATCTTCGTTGTATATTTTTAACCCTCTAACCTCAAAATTCATCTGTGACATAGAGGCACTGTCCCCTAAGTCAAACGCTGAGGCTGCTACATAGGCTGTACCACGATACGCGAGTGCTTTAGTGGGGTGGTTAGACGTTAGAAAGCCCCAAGTCCCTTGCGTATATGACCCATTAAACAAAGTAAACCCTAATTGCTCCATGGGGGTGGCACTATTTGCTGTTAAATAAGAATAAGAAATTAATACTTGATACCCAGCCCAACCGCCAAGCCCCCCATTAAAAGTATAAATTCCGTTTGAGTAAGAATAATCGGTCACCTCATAATACGATTCTCCATCGTATGCGGTAACACTCGTATTTTCATAAAAAGTAGCTGAATTATTGACCGTTACAACATACGGGGCATTAATAGGGACATAATGTGCTTCATCTGTTACCGATGTTGCGATCTGGTTGGTAGCCCCATCAGATAAAGATTTTTTATCCTCCCAAATATTCCCGACACCGTTAATTTCTCCCTCGCATAACCCAAATGTAAGAGAACATGAGTAAGTATAGGTTGTGTTTGTTGTTGTTGTTGAACTACCCCCACCACCTTTTCCACCGCCCCCACTTGACGTTTTTGTAGTGTGCGGGGTTGCTGTAAAATCGTCGTACCAAAAAATATTTCCCGCTACTCTATTTGTTCCATAGATAATAGGGATGCACCGCCCATACGCTGAGCTTTGAAGTTGCATTGTACTAATGCGTGTTGCTGCTGTTGTTGTGTTTGTGCTACTGCTTCCACCCATTAATTTTCCCTTACTCTATAAAATCCATATACTCTTCGCCCTAAATTGCCTTCAAGATAATTTGAGTATATAACGCCTACGTCAACAAGGGCATGAACTATTGTTCCCTTATCATCAATAAACACGCCGCTATGAGATACGCATCGCCCGAATTTATAAAGTACGATGTCCCCTTGTTGCCATTTTTCAACTCTGTCGCAATATTTTTCAATAAATTCTAAGTATTTTTCTTCGCTCCTATGTAACGCCCAGTCCATTGGATAGGCTTCGACATTAAATTTATCAATAACCCCCACGTTTCCGAATATTTCTATTAATATTTGACCGCAATCAACACCAACACCTTTAATGTTTGCGCCTGAATGATAAGGAGTCCCTACCCAGCTGATCGCTTCTTCTACTATTTTATTTTTCATCACATTGTCGTTTCTGGAACTGGCACATATGGAAAGCCCCTAAAGTTTAAAAGATTGTTGAATTTATTTTGACATGTAGCTTGGGTACGATCGCACCCTGCATAAAGTTTAATCGTATCTCCGATATTTACCGTTGAACTTAACCCTAAAGTTACGGTAACAAGGTTGCTTACTTGGTTTTTAATGGTGCGCTTAGCCCCTGTATTACTCCCGCTTGTAAACTCGATCATTCCTTCATCGTAATAGCTGTCTGCGTTATAAATACTTACACCGAAAGTTGTGCCGTTTACGCTTATGATTGTGCCCGCAACCCCCGTCTTAGGAATTCCGCAACCAGTATCATAAGGAGTATGAATGCATGGGGCTTGAAATAGGTTTCTAGGCATTTGAACATTCAGTAGTTCAAGATCACTATTGACTGTTATTTTGGCTTCGTATCTTGTTGCCTCACATTGAGACACCCTACCGCTAAACATCCATATGCTTCCAATAGGGGTTAATGGGTCATCAAAAAATAGTCTTTCTAGTTTAAAATCTGAGCCATCAAGGCCGCCGTTAGCTACGACTCTTAAAATACCTATTCCCTCAAAAGAAGTGTCTTTTTGGTACACGGTAATATCCAAAGTATCTACTTCGACACCCGTTGTTATTTTTGTGCCATTTCGTTGAAAAGATAAACCATTTTTGGTAAAGCTTACCCCATTCCAAATAATGTCAATATCGTAGTTTGTAAAACGGTATATCGTCCCATTATTCAAAGTAAATGTATATAAATCAGCCATCAAAAAGTTATCAGTCGCTAACAATGCAATTAATGCGGCAGATGCACTTTTCATAATTTCACCGATCTGAAAGTTACTTTTTTAGCTTCCCAAAGGTTAAGCATAAAATTATTCAAATCCATGCTATCATCTTCGAAACGGCATGGGAAATAAAATGTACCACTCCATGTAATAATCGCCCCACTTGCGGGGGATGTTGTAAATGTGATAATTCCATTATTGATTGTATAAGCAGTTGTAGAAGTGCCGTCTATAAATACTGTAATAGCATTTGGGGCTTGGATAATGTCTGCAAACCCGCCATAACTTCTTATAAGTTGGAATGTTTTAGTA